CAGGGCAATCCAATAACGAATGCTTTGAATACCTTTACGATTAGTAGTGCTCTCAAACAGAGCAACCTGACCACCGTGAATCGAGACGCGATAATCAGAGGGGAACAGTTTCAAGTTCTCCATCTTAAAGCAGAAGCAACCATCAAAGTCGGTTTCCTGCAGTTCAACGGCAAAAGAGTTTGCAGTATCATTCTTCTTATCTGTAGTACAGATAACCAGTTGACCTTCTTTGCCATACAGGCACAGGTCAGGAATGTTGTAGATCTCAGAAGACTTCTTCAGTTTGAGGAAAGTCTGCCAAGTCAGGTTGAACGATACATCTTCTGCGGGGAGTTCAAGGTCTTTCTCGGGAGGAGCAACGATGATCTCAGGATCAGCATAGTAGATCGTACTCTTAGAACGAGATGCATTGTCTCGAATCGTCATGCAGTTCTCTTTTGTAAAATCGAGAACAGGATCCTCAGAGATAAGGATAGCACCAATCAGATAAGAAAGATCATAGATTGCTGCCTGGGAAGGGAAGTTCTCCTCAACCACACAACGTGCCATAATATTCTTATTGACAGAAAGCGTGGAGACGGTATTACCTTCTCGAATCAACAAAGACTTGTTGATGTTGATATAATTCTTGAGAAGTTCTTCGTAGAACTTTTTGTCAATAGCAATTTTACTCATCAAATAACCTCAAACTTTGTACTCAGACAGACCGTTGCCATTCTTGTGGCAACCAGCAAAGTGATAGAGAAGTACCACATAATGAAGTGCTTTCAGCAGATCACGTTTGTTGCGACCATTCTTCTTTCCGAAACGGGAAAGATACTTGATTGCATTTGATCGACAGAAACCTTCAGCATCACCAATACTCTCAATCAGATCGAGAGTTTGGACCTTCTGCTCTCCGTTAGGATTACCAGTAGTGTAGTGTCCTTGGTAAGTGCCCGAGATGTACTCTTCCAACTCTTTGATAGTCTCAGTTTCACTGTATTTTCTCATAAAATAGGACTCCATAAAGAAGGGGGTTTGCACCCCCGATATTGTATCACTGATTTGTGAATTGTGCAAACGATTCGTCTCCGAGAATATCCTCGGTATCAACCGTCTCGTCAATCTTGGAATAGAGATCCAAGAAGGACTTCTTAGTATCAAGATCAAATCGGTTCACACAAACTTCGATTGCCTTATCACGCTTGCCGAAGATCTTGTATGCCTCAGCAATGTGGACCAGACGACGGGTGCTAATCAGTTCATCAACACCACCATCATAGAAAGTCTTACGGATCACCATTGCCCACTTGACCAAGTGGATAGCAAAGTCTTCTTCGATACCAGTGTTCAGAAGAATCTTAGTTTCAAAGGAAGCACCAGGATATTCCTGCTCGAAAGTGATGGGGAAACGCTCAAGGAATGCTTCGTTCAGAACGTTTGTCCCAATAAAACGTCCATCGTCAGAACCCTTGCCTTTGGTGTTAGCAGTAGCAACAACAGTGAACCCTTCAGAAGGGCGAACATAACGTCCAATCTTCTTGAGAAAGACGCCCTTGCCTTCAAGCACCGACTGAAGACAGAGAATCTTATTTGAAGCGAGGTCAATCTCGTCCAGAAGAAGGACAGCACCCCTCTCCAGAGCATCGATAACAGGACCGTTGTGCCAAACAGTATTACCCTCAACCAACCTAAAACCACCGATAAGATCATCTTCATCAGTTTCAATAGTAATATTTACACGAATCAACTCACGTCCCAGTTGAGCACATGCTTGTTCAACAGAAACAGTTTTACCATTACCAGACATACCAGTGATGAACACAGGGTAGAACTGGTTGGACTTGATAACTCGCTTCAGGTCAAGGAAGTTCCCGAACGGGACAAAGTTAGGATCCCTTTCAGGAATAAAGACAGGTTGTACCTGAGCGGGAACAGCATCAGGTGCAGAATAATCCGTTTCCAATTTCTCCACCTCTTTTTGCAGGGTCCAGACTCCACGAGAAGTCTTGTAGTTTGCCAACTTCTTGGCAAGGGTTTGATACGTTGTACCTTCGCTTACAGCAAAGTCCTTCAGGTTATCTGCGGTGATGGTCGCTCCATAACGCTGTTGAAGAGTTTCGAGATTGAGTTGGAATGCCATCAGGTGTCCTGTGTTGATGTGTTTAGTATAGGGTATCGGGGGGTGCTGGTCAAGCGATTTGACCAGCGAATTTCGATAAGATCATCTTATTGATCATCTTCTCATTCATATGCTTCTTGAATGCCTTGGTCAACTGAGCATTGGATGCGTCCTTATTCACGATGATACTGTCGGAGGTCAGAGGTGCCTTAGGATCCCAATAGTAGCGGACCCGTTGTTCCTGATTGTTCTCATTGATCTGCATCAAATACAGTTCATCAAATCCGACAGACTTGATTGCGACACACTTATTCTTGCGCCACTCTTTCTCCAAAGATTCAATAGAAAGATCGGTATCTCGTGCTTCTTTTGCAATCTCACTTTTGGTGCAAAGACGGAATCCAACAATGTTGCAATCAACCAAATGTTGAACATAATCAATAAATTGATTGGTTACACTGCCCCAGAAGTTCATGACTTTTGAGTATTTAGTCTTAGGATCACGAATAACATAGTTCAAAGAATGGTTATTCATCGGTTGATCATAGACTCCATCAAGATATTTGATGTGCTTGTAGTAATGTGGGTATGCTGCTTCACCGTCAGTAAGGTAAACAACGTTTGCCTTCTGTACTTTTTCTTCATTACGGAACTTTGCAAGAACTTCACGAGTGCAGACAATAGTTTCCACCAGAGGAGTTCCAGAAAGACTCAACTGATGAGGACCAAAATCACCCATCGAAAGTAGGTAGAGATCACGCATTTGCTTATCAAGAGTCTTAGCACTCATTTTGGATGACAAGAACTCAAGCAGTCGGAAAGAATTATCGATAGAGAGTGTACCCGTCTGGCGAGTATCTTCATCGGAAGGGAAGTATGAATCATTTCCATGGAAGTTGCTGAAAGCATAGACACGGAAGGGAATAGATACTTTCTTACAGAACCACACCAGGTCAAACAATTGACGCATAGTTCCATTCAAAGTGTTTGACATAGAACCAGACCAGTCAAGGAAAAAGATCAAACCATGATTCTTACCGTCAGGAATAGTGGTTACTTTTTTGAAGAGATCTTCGTTAAACTTATAAGTATGCAGTTTGCTGGTATCAAGAACTCCTGTACGAGAAGTATTAGCACGGGCATACTGATCTGCTGCCTTCTTACACTCAAACTCTTTAGCAAGATAGTTGACAGTCTTGATGCTAGAACGCTTGTACTTCACATAGCGTTGGCGTTGTGCGTCAATACGATTTGCATAATCTTTATGCTCTCCTACCTTCTCATTCCAATTATCAAAGCACTCTTCAATATCTTTGTAAGAGACCAGATACTTTTTCAGATCAATATTAGGCAGATCAACATACTCATAGTCCCTTGCGTTTTGATCGACTAGTTCCTTTGCTCGTTCTTGCAAAGTCCGATAAGTTTCAGATTTATATTCATCTCCTGCATGAGAACCTTCAGAACCCTGGTCAAAACTTTCAGAAGTAGGAACTTCTTCAGAATTCTGTTCCTCAGACACCTGGGTCTCATTTTGAGACTCGTTAATAGGACCGACTTGCTGCTCACCGCGATCGTTAGTTGCTGAACTTCCAGCAGGAAGATCCTGAGTGATAGGTTGTTCCATCTTGTTATTATCAATGTGCTCAACATACTCGTGGCACAGGGCAACAACATCCTCAAAAGTTTCAGTAGTCTTTGCCTTTTCCATCAGGAAAGTTTCTGCTTCATTGAAGGAAACTGAGGTAGTGCTACCAACCAAACCAATCTTATAGTGAACATTCACTCGGTCAATGAATGCCATCTTCGTAAGATCTTTACCTTTAAGTTCAAAGAAATTATTTCCATCTAGTTCACGATACCCCATGAAGAAGGATTTGCTGAGACCTGGGTAGGTCCGCTTCATGAGTTTCTCGATACGAACATCCTCTAGGACATTCAGAATGTCCTGAGGGACGCCTTCAGACGCCTCTAGGTAGTCCGTAGGGGTATACAGTGCATGACCCACCTCATGACCCACCAAGAGGTCATAGACGGTCTCAGACATATCTTTCCAGATAGGCAAACAGAGCACCCTCCTCTCCACATCAAAATACGCGGTGGAGACAGAGCGATGCTCTACATTGAGGTTTTCAGTTGCAAGCAGTTTGGCAAGGGTGCCTTTGACTTCCTGGTTCTTCATGCGACCTCGTTTCGATGTACCTAATATAGGGCATGACGAAATCCATGACAAGGGTTTGACCGATAAGCATTGCTTATCAATCGTATTCAACCATCTTAGAAAAGTCAGAAATCTTTTCAAACTTGATATTATTTAAGAATCTATCTACCAAAATCTCACCTTTGTGGGAAATCACGAACGTGTTGGTCTGTCCATCAAGTCCTTTCAAAATCTTCATCAGTTCTTCTGTACCGTTGGAATCAAGAGAACTGTCGAATACTTCGTCTAGAATTAGAAGGTTAGTATTCACACTAGACTTCATTCTTGCAATCTCTCGCCAGGTGAATAGAAGTGCTAGGTCAATCTTTTGTTTCTCACCTTCTGAGAAAGAAGCATAGGAGAACTCATCACGGTATCTAGATTTGATGATTTCATTGAACTCCTCGTCCAGAGTAAAGTTAACGTAGAAGTCCATGTTTGACAAGTGGCGGTTGATCTTTTGATTGATCACAGGCACATACTTCTTAATGATCTGTGCTTTAACTCCGCTGTCCTTGAGAAAGTAAGATGCGATTTCATACTCAGTTTTGCGTCTGGAAACCTCTGCACAACGTGATTGAGTTTCATTATAGACTTCTTCATATGCATCCAGTTTACCTTGCATCTTTGCAATGTCTGGTGCCTCAGTTAGTTTAGTAATCTCAGCAAGGAGTGTAAGGGATAGTTCACTCTTCATTGCAGACTGTTTTT